AGGTGGCAATGTCGCCCTTTTGCGCCAGGGAGCCCGCGAATATGGAAGCGAGATCAAGGGTGACGGCCTTCACGAAGTGCGGTGGCCAATACTGCTCTTTGACGTAGTAGGTGTAGTCCGCGACTACGGTATCGTCCGCAGTGGCGTTGCAGTAGATCTTGTCTTCGTACCGATCATATTTAATCGGTCTGTCGAGGATCGTTACCGCGTGAAGAAGCAGGATGCGCGGGCTGGTCGGCATCTGGTAGGCCGCGTCCCATCGTGCAACCGGCGCCGCGGCCAATCGGGAAAGCTGTTGCTGGCCGCTTGAAAAGCGCCAGCGGGTTCTGGTCAGGGCCGCTTCGACCACCATTTCATAGGTGCTGTTCGCAACTTTCGCCTCGTTCGAATCGTCAGCGAAAGAGGCGAATTGCTGGCCGCCAATCATATGCATGGCGCGTGACGCAATGGTGACGTCAGTTGTAGCCATTAAAAACCCTCATCTGCGGCAATAGCGTGAAGGGAGGGGGCCCCGAGGAATGAAAAGCCCCCTCCCTCCAGCAACCGAGGTTAGTCGGTGTCGGTCGAGCTGATCGTGGTGCCCGTAACCATGTCGACGGTGGTGCCGTCATTGGACCCGACATAGGTCATCGTGATTGCCGGGGTGGTCGAATCGATCACCAAAACAACGTCGTTGGCCTGGAGCATGTTCACCGCATCGCCAGTGAAGTAGCCCGAGGTATCGACGGTGGCGATGGTGTCCGTGGTCTGATAGACCCACAGACTCCAACCGCCGGAAGTGGCGATCATGCCGAGGCCTGAAGCTGCGAAAGCCATGTGTCAGTCTCCTTTTTAGGACTCGTCGATGGAAACTTCGATGATGCCGTTGGCATCGATCAAGCAGCTTCCCTGCGACATTTTGTTGACGACAAGCCACGCCTGCTTGCGGCCGTCCCAGGTGACGTCCTGCGAAACGTCCTTGCCGATGCCGTGGCCCATCGCGGTCGTGTGATAGGCAAAGGTCTTGCGGATGTTCGCGGCAACGTCCAGGCCCGAGAAGGCGAAGAACAGGTAGCCGTGCCAGCGCTTGGCGACCATGCCGCCCTTGTAGGGAAGGGCGTCATCCCCGACGTAATCAGCGGAGGCGAACTCCGTGATGTCCATCAGGTCGGACCAGCCGGCGTGCGACGTGACCCAGAAGCGGTTGTTGTCGTCCGGCACATCGTTGTTGCCGAGCGTTTCGAACGCTTCGTGGACCTTGGCTTTGGTCAGCCCGGCCGAACCATGCGCGATGGTCGAGGTCGTGGTGTCCATTGCCGTCGTAATCAGCGAATCGGTCTTGCGGCCCAGGGCGGCGGCGCCAGCCTGCGCGGCGAGATTCTTTTCGTCGATGTTGGTCTTCAGCATATCGAGGTCGTCGATGTACTCCGCGGCGTAGTGGTCGGTCAGCGTGCAATCGACCGTGGTGTGGCTGACGTTCATCAGCGGGACGTCGCCGTGGCGCGACTTGGTGCCGGCGGTGCCGGTGCCGTATTTCTGGAACCGGACGTCTTCGCCCTGAACCTGAACCTTGCGGCGGATGGTGTTCCGCAGTTTCGAGCCCATGCGCTGATAGGCAACATGGACGTCGCTTTCAAACTGGCGGATAAAGGCAGTCGAAATGGAGGTGGACATTCCTTGTCTCCGATAAAGGTTGAACCGTTGACGTTCGGTTGTGCCTTTTGCTCGGAGACAGTGCGGTTATGCCTTTTCAGGGGCCGCGCACCGGCAACAAGGGGCCGTTCAGTCGCCGCCATATTGGTTTGTCTTTGACAAACTCGGCAACTGACAAAACGGATTGTCTGTTTTCAGACAAAAAAGACCCCGCCGAAGCGGGGCCAAGTTTTGCTACCCAGGGAGGGTGGTGGATGGGGAGAGGGGTAGCGGGATTAGTCGGGGTAAAGGCGCGCGAAGCCCTGGTTGACCTTTTCGACGAACACCGGGTCATAGTGCGCCGGGTCATGGTAACGCTTGTCCATCTGCATCTGCTGGAGGGTTGCCAGGTTCAAGGCATCAGGCACATCGCCGCCCGGCGGCATGAACGCGGGCTCGTTGGCCAGGCGCATGACCTCCTCGAGGGCCGTAATATTTTCCGCCGTCACCGCGAAGTTCCGGATTGCCTCGTAGGCATCATTGGAGAGCGCCGTCTTGGCCCAATTCTCAACGTGCTCGATGCGGTCCTTGCCGTTCTCGCCGAGCTTGCCGATTTCCGCCTCAAGGTCCGGCATCGCCGAAAGCTGCGCCTGGATATATGCGGAAACGCCTTTTTCGAAGCCCTCCTGATCCATGCCAAGCTCGAAAGCGGTTTCCTTCCAGAACCCAAGCAGCGGATCGGATTCGTCAAACTGGAACTCCATGCCTTCTTCGAAGTGTTCGGCGATGGCGTCCGGCACCTTGAGCTCGTACCCGTTCACATCGTCGGGGCGGGACGCCATACGGTCCAGCTCGATCTCGGCGGCGACTTCGGCGCGCAACTTGTCGCGGCGGATGCGGCCATTTGTTTCGATTTCTGCGTAGGACTTGAAGGCGTCCTCCATGCGGATCTCGCCGGTCTCCGCGTTCCAGAACTTCTCCGGTACATATTCCGGGCGCTCGGGGGTGCCGCCAGTTTCAGCCGGCGGCGTACCGCCAGTTTCAGCCGGAGGCGCGCCACCGTCATCTGCGCCTGCGGGGGCGCCACTTTCTTCAGCCATCTTTCGTTCCTTTCCTCTGATCGATTCCAATGTCTACCCACTTCGAGATCAGGCCGACGATGTATCGCTGGCCTTCCAGATGCCGCAGGTGAGCATCCGACACTTCCGGCCCGGCGACGGCATTGACCGTCATCGAGCGGAGATAGGTAAGAACGCGCTGGGCGCATTCCGGCTTGAAGGTTTCGACAAAAGCCTCAGCGATAAGTGCGTCGGCCGCCGGGCTGCGAATGATCTGATCCGGCCCCTTTGCTCCGGTCGGTTTTTTCATTGGCGCTTCTTCGGAAGGCCAAAGGCGAAGCCGCGGTTGAACATATAATTCAGCGTTGCATCATTTGAGATAACCTTGTCGGTTTCCGCCAAAATGGCTTGCTGTGTGGGGGTTTGCTTGCGCCCTCTTGCGGACAAATGCCCTAAAAGGCTGGTGTTTTCGCCTTTGTATGCCTTCTTTCGAACTTGGACCACGGCCTTTTTTGTTGCTTTTTGATCCGCTTTTGCCGCCTTCTTCTCAGCCTTTTGGGCCCTGAACGCCTTGAGCTTGGCTTGCTCCGCCAGATTCTTTACCCGGGCCATCCCAACTTTCTCTCCTTTTGGGACGACGTCAGACCCTTCCCCTGCCGGGCTCGGGCCGAGCAACGATAGGGCGATCCCAAGAGGCGACCGCTTGACCGAATAGAGCATCGCAGCGCCGACCTTGGCGCGCGCCTCCTGAGTCATGCGAGGAAGAACTGGCCGTTTCTTCTCTTCTTGTTCTTTTGGCATCACACGCCTCCTTGCTGCGGCGGGCCTTGTGGGGTCTGCCCCGGCAAGGCTTCCTGGGTCTGCGCGATGGCTTGCGCGATGGCTTCGCGCTCCTGCTGGTCGCGGATCAGGCTTTCCGGCACGCCGATCTGCTGGCCGGTGTAGACCGCAGCTTCTTCCGCCTTCACGACCAGATTGGTCATTTGCGGGCCAAAGCCGCCGTTCATCAATTCCAGCCAGCGCGCCACGCGCGCCACGTTCTCATTGTTCTGCGCTTGCGCCAGCGGCGAAACATTGCGGATGCGGACCTCGCGCCCGTTGATCTTCGGGACTTCGATACGGCCCTGCTTGCGGAGGATATGCACCACCCGGCGGAGCAGCGGCGTCACCAGCTCCGTATGCAGCCGCCCATAGGCAGAGCCGATAGTGCGCGACAGGTCGGCCATGCGCTCGTGCACTTCCGTCGCCGACATCGGCGTGCCTTCCGGCTTGCCAAGGGTTTCGTTGTAAAGCGCCTTGCGAATATTGTGGCGCATTTCTTCGAGAAGGAACTGCCCCATTTCAAAGCGCCCGGGCGGCGTCAGCGGCTCCAAGCCGCGAGAGCCCATGGCGCGTGGGATGATCGTGCCGGGGATCAGTTCAATCGTGTCGGGATTGATGAGCCCGTCGTCATCGGCCTGCCACATGCCGGTGATCGACAGGGACGCATTCTTCATGCCGAGCATGACGATTTCGTTCAGCGTCTTGACGTCTGCAAGGGCGTTGAGCAGCGGGCCGCGGCCATAGGTCTCGCCGGCGGTTTTGCTCCACCGGAAGGAGATCCAGGGATTCGATCCGTCGCCCTTGAACTCGCCCTCAAGGATAATGTGCTGCGGCTCCTTGATGAAGATCGTGAAGTCGTGCGTTTCGGTGTCGCGCTTTTCCCAATTCCGCAAGCATGACTCGATAATCACAAACTCATGCTCGGGGTCGCGGTCGCCGTGCGCTTTCACATCTTCGGGGATGGTGGCTTTCGGCCAGATGGTTTTGATGTCGCGCAGCTTGAGCATCCGCGTCCGGTAAACGCCCTGGATATCGCCAAAGGGGCCGCGCTCCAGCGTCACCTGGGTCTGCGGCATCATGGTAAAGCGGACGGGCCGATCAAAGTCGCCCTCCTCGACCAGCAGCGTGCCGGTGCCAACCGCCAGGTCGAGATAGCCTTCATGCAGCTCTTGATTCAGGTTGGAAGTCTGCAAGACCTCCCAAACGTAATCGGAAATCTGCTCGAGCGCCTTGCTGACCTTTGGGCGCTGGTCCTTGGGGACTTCGGAACCGGCCTCGAACTCATACCACTTGGCAAAGTTGGGCGTCAGCCCGGCCTGCATTCTGCTGGCAAACTCGCCGACCGCATGAACAACGGAGGAATCGAAAATCTCGTCGGTGCGCTGCGCGCCGGAAACGGTGGAATAGAACCCGGTGCGCTTGGGGAATGCGAAGTTGTAGCACTCCTCCCATAGCGACACCCAATTCGAGCGTTCATTATCCGCCTTTTCGTAGCGCGCAATGAGCTTTGAGAGCTTGTCCATCAGCCGAGAGTCCCGGTAAAGCCGGCGCCGGTGTTATTCTCCGCCAGAAGGGACCGCCGGCCACGACGGTTGAGCGCAATCTGACGCTCCTCCTCCTTCTTGCGGTCCTCCTCCTTCTTCCGCGCCTCCTCGGCACGCGCCTGCGCGTCAAGTTCGGCCTGCGACGGGCCTTGTGGCTGCGGTTTCGGTGCAGAGAAAAATCCGCCCATGACGTCACTCCGAAAGGGATGGTTCGGCAAACCTTTCCGAATATCCAAGACGGCGCAACTGACAAAAGAGCTGGTAGGGGGTCGCCAGGAATAGATCGTGGCCGATCAGGTGGGCCACCTGGGATACGCAAGTCATGAACAGCCGGGCTTTGCGGAGGGGGATTGTCTGCACCGGGACGGCGATGACCGGGCCTTCAGTGACCGCCTTCCGAATAAACGGCGCAAAGTCCTTCGGCCGAAAGGCACGCAGCACAATATTATTCAAACTGGGATCAAAAACCAGCCATACACCGGCCTTTGGGTCGAAGGTAAAGGCCCAGACATGCCTGAACCCAGGCTTCAGGAGGCGGCGGATAAAGCCGGGATTGGCGTCATCCGTGAACGCCACATGCCATTCCGGCAGATGGCAATCAGACACGGCTCGCAATGCTGCTTTTCCTATTGAATGGCGACCAGCGGGATTTGGCGACGAACGGCTTCATGGTCTTGCCGCCGCGCGTCACATTCCGGCCTTCGCCAGCGCCAATGACCGCATATTGCAGGGCATCGTGAACATGGCTGAACTTGTCTTTCGCCGGCTTGTCGTCATACCGCTCGCCCGTCACCTGTAGGCGCCGGTACTGATATCCCCCCAGGAACCCGGCCACCAGCACCGGGCATTTGTCCCGGTCGATAAGGAACCCAGGCTCGCCCTCGACCATGCGGCTCAGCAGCCCATTGACCGCTTCCGTCCGCACCACCGGGTCATTCGATGGCGCCGGATAGATCTTCAATCCTTGGCTATGGAAGATCTCAAAAGGCGTGGTTTCGTCCGTCTGCGCCCGAAAGTCACCGGACGGATCGCCATAAATCGAGACACTGTTCTCCGGAAAGTTCTCCGCAAGGAAACGCTTGAGCACCTGCGCGAAGCGGACCGCACCCATATTCGCAGCGACAACTTCGCCGACGCAAAGCCAACGCCCATTAGGATAACGCTGCAAGCAAGCCGCAGCCGGAGTAAGCCCAAAGTCGACCCCAACGTAGACGGGCAACGGGCCAGCCTCCAAGCCCTGCTTCGCAATGTGGGTCTTTTCCGAAAACCCCTCATAAACAGGCCTCCCGTCCACGATGTTGCCAAGCCGGTTCAGCACATAAACGTCGATCCAGCTCTTGGCCTTCCCCTGGATCATGTTCGGGTAATAACTTGGCGGCAGATTCGCAAGGTTTTCCGCCTCCGGGCTCAACTCATAGCCCTCGAGCGCACCACCCTCGCCAAAAACCTCCACCATGCCGCCCGGCTGCGTGAAGAACTCCCAATTGTCGGGCTTCACCAGCATCAGGGCTTCCGCCTCGGTCATATGCTCGGGTATCGGCGACTCTCCAGACATAATCGGCCACCAGTGATCGTTCGGCGGCGCGTTCGTGTCCATGATGACCCCATGCCACGTCGGACCAATACCGTCCTTCTGGCTCGGGTAGCGGCCGACACGGCTGGTCGCCCCGTCAACAATCGCTTTCGGCACTTCCCGCGCCTCGTTGATCCAGCAGCCGGTCAACTCAAGCGACAGCAGCTTCTTCACATCTTCCGGCGTATCCAGAGGCAGAAACAACACCTCCAAATCAATGTCGCCCTTTCGAATATGATGCGTGTAAGGCGGGCTCCAGCGGAACGGCCCCCACTCATCTTCCGGAAACCACTGCAGCCAGGTCGCAATCGTCGTGGTGCGGAGCTCCGGGTTCGTGTTCCGGATTACCGCCCACTTGGTATGCCTGATCCCATCCGATGAAGGCTCCTGCTGCGCCGCCCGGCGGAAGATCTCAATGCAACAAGCCACCGACTTCCCCGACCCCACCGGGCCGCGGATGCCACGAACGAACTTTTCACACTTTAAAAAATTTTTGGATTTGGGCCCGGACGGCTTGTACCGCAACTCGGCCATTACGCCTCGCCGACAGTATGGGCCGTCGCCAGCAAGTCCTCGACAACACCGGACAGTGCCGCCGCCAACTGCACATCACTCAAATTGCAAGACCCCGTATCCGTCGCAAACCATTGCCCCGTCGGACTGATGCTGACAAGCACCATATGAAAAGGCCCGGCAACATGATGCTCCTCATGCTTCGCAATCGCGCCGGCAACCGTGTCCCTGAAACTATCCAAGAATTTTCTCCCCCTTGTCCACCATGAACCGGATCATCTTCTCCCGAGTCTCAGGCGCAACAGCCTCAATATACTTGTCACACTCAGCCAGCGTAACCTGGTCCGCTCGAGCCCCGTTGTTGACCAAAACCTGACGGACAACCCCACGCAGCCGCTGCAAATCCCGCCAACTCAAGTCCGATATAAAATGCATGGAATTTTCTAACACCGCTGCACTCACGCAGTCAACATGGCAAAACTCTCACCAAAATCCTGCAAGCA